CATGGCCCACACCAAGCAGGTTAAGGCTGTTGTTCCTTTGAACAACGGATTTACCGCCGCCTACCAGGGTGGAGATGGTGTAAACCTCTTCACAGCTTCTGGTGACGGTGTAACTGGTGGTGACGGTCACCCACTCGTTTCGGGTGGCAAGAACTCAAACCGCCCAGCTACGGCTGTTGACCTCAACGAGACTTCTCTTGAGGCTGCTGTAATTCAGATTGGCAAGTGGACGGACGAGCGTGGTCTAATGATCGCTGCACGGCCCCAGACGCTTGTGATCCCACCCGACTTGCAGTTTGTCGCGGCACGGGTAATGAAATCTGAGCTTCGCCCCGGAACTGCCGACAATGACATCAACGCTGTGCGTTCGATGGGTATTGTTCCTGGCGGAACTGTTGTGAACCACTATCTCACAGATACGGACGCATGGTTCCTGCTGACGGATATTCCGAACGGCATGAAGCACTTTAATCGTGTTGCACTTGAGACGAGCATGGACGGTGACTTTGACACCGGAAACGTTCGCTACAAGGCTCGCGAGCGGTACAGCTTTGGAGTTTCCGATCCCCTAGGGATCTGGGGATCACCCGGAGCGTAGTTTGGTTGGGGGTGGAAGCGATACGTCGCTTCTGCCCCCAGTCTTCTTTTTTTCCTGACTGTCGAAAACGGCAGACACTAGCCAAGACAGGAGAATGTAATGGCTAACACTACTTTTAGTGGACCAGTAAGGTCAGAGAACGGATTCACGGTAGTTTCTAAGAACGCTACCACAGGCGCGTTTACCACCTCTTTTACTTATGATGGTTCAGGGATGCAGGTTGCACCTGTAACCCTGTCCGACGCGGACACTACGCTAACCGCAGCCACTCATGGCGGCAGGGTTGTTGTAGTTCCAGCTCTTACGGGTAACCGCACACTTACGCTTCCCAGCCCTTCTGAGGGCGTGGCGTTTAAGTTTATTTACGGTGGAGCAGCAGAAGAAACTGAGAACTTAATTATCGACACTGGTGCTGATGCTAACTTCTTTATCGGTGGCGTAATTCACTTGGATTCTAATGCGGACAACGTGTCCGTGTACGCAGATGGCAACTCCAACTCAATCCTAACCCTTACAGATTTTGGTCTCATGGAGATCAACATCGTAGCAAAGGATTCTACAAACTGGATTATTTGGGGTAACACTGAAGGCGCAGATGCACCCGCGTTTACAGATCAGTCCTAATTAACAAGATAGGGTCACCCATCTATTTGGGTGGGTGACCAGATCTTCTGCTATGGGTAGGGTGGAACCCTTGTTCCCATAAGGAGATTTAAATGGCCGACGCAGTAACTTCGCAGACTCTGCAAGATGGCGACAAATCTGTCGTTATGAAGTTCACCAACATTTCTGATGGGACAGGCGAAGCCGCCGTCAAGAAGGTGGACGTTTCCGCACTACAAGCTCAATCGGGATCAGGTGCCGAATGTACAGGTGTGGCGATTCAACAAATCTGGTACGAATGCAATGGCATGAGCGTAGATCTTTTGTGGGATGCGTCCACAGACGTGATCGCGTGGACCCTTAGCGGTTATGGGTTTTTTGACTTTAGGTCTTGTGGTCCCATTATTAATAACTCAGGCAGTGGTAAAACAGGCGACATTATGTTTACTACTACGGGTCATGCAAGCGGAGATCGTTATGCTATCGTATTAAAGATGGGCAAGAGCTACGAATAATGCCTTTTAAAAACGATGAAGAGACTGTAACTCCGGGCATGATAAAGGCATCTATTAAAAACTCTATGAAAGACATGAGAGAGTTTTCAGCTAATAGAGCAAAAGGTTATGTAGGCAATGGTTCTAAGATGCCCTCTAAATGCGTAAGCAATCAGCAACTTGCTATGAAAAAGTTTAAGGAGAACTAATGCCTGCTAAAAAAAAGAAAAAAGCTGTTACTAAAAAGCTAACAAAAAGACAGACAGATGCTCTTGCAAGACACAAAAAGCATCATACTCCAAAACACATGGCTGAAATGCGTAAGAGCATGAGGGCTGGAGCCAGCTTTACAAAGGCCCACAAAAATGCCATGAAGAAGGTAGGTAAGTAATGGCTACTTCTGGAACAGCGGCTTTTAACCTAGAAATAGCAGAGGTTATAGAAGAAGCCTTTGAGCGGTGTGGAATGCAATCAAGGACAGGTTACGATATCGAAACCGCAAGGCGGTCGCTAAACCTATTAAGTCTTGAGTGGGCAAACCGTGGGTTAAATTTTTGGTGCGTTGAAGAAGGTACCGCAAGCACAGTTGCGAGCACCTCAACAGTTACGCTGCCAGCAGATACGGTAGATTTAATTGAGTATTTTATTCGCGACGGGACAGGCACAAGCCAAAACGACTTACCGCTTTCTCGCTTCAGCGTGTCCCAGTACGCAACAATACCCAACAAAAAAACAGAAGGACGCCCTGTTAATATTTATATTGACAAGCAAAGAGCAGCCCCAGTAGCCCACCTGTGGCCTACACCCGATAAAGTATACACGTTTGGGTACCAAAGAATTAGGCGCATTGAAGACACTGGCTCGGTGGGGTCCACAAACCCCGACGTACCTGCACGTTTTCTTCCTGCTTTGGTTTCAGGCTTAGCGTTTCGTATTTCGCAAAAATACCCTGAAGCATTTCCTCGCTCTATGGAATTAAAACAAGAGTACGAGTTTCAGTGGGACCTTGCTCAACAGGAAGACCGCGACCGCGCTTCAGTGCACTTTGTGCCGGGTGGGTATTAATGGCTCGGTTTGCTAACGGTAAATACGCTTTCGGTTTCTGTGATCGCACCGGCTTTAGATACAAGTTGAGGGATTTGGTACCTCAAGTGAAAGCGGGTCGAATGACTGGCCTTATGGTTGGTCGCGACATGCTTGACGAGGACCAGCCTCAAAATTTCTTAGGTAGACTTGGCGATTACACCGACCCGGAAGCAATTCGTGACCCTAGACCAGACATTGCGGAAGACACGAGCAGAAGACTGTTTGCTTTTGATCCGGTTGGGAACGGCGGAGCAGATGGCTCTGGAAACATTGTTGCACATGCAAGAGTTGGAACAGTAACGGTGACAACATGAACTACACTGAACTAACAGCAGCGATTAAGGACTACACAAATAACACAGGCACGGACTTTACTGCTGCTATACCTACCTTTGTAAAGCAAACCGAACAACGTATTTATCGCTCTGTAAATCTTTCGGTAAACAGAAAAAATGTCGCTGGCACCATGACTGACGGCAACGCGTACCTGGAAATGCCGTCAGACTTTTTGTTTCCACTGTCACTGTCTATTACAAGTGGCAGCAACCAGTCGTTCTTGTTGAACAAAGATGCAAACTTCATTAGGTCTACATATCCAAATGCCGCCACGGAAGGGACGCCCAAGTATTACGGGGTCTTTGACGTAAACACGTTTATTATTGGTCCTACGCCTGACTCTAACTACACAACCGAGTTGCATTACTATTACATGCCCAACTCTATTGTTACAGATGGGACGTCGTGGCTTGGAACAAATGCAGATACGGCATTGCTTTATGGTTGTTTAGTAGAAGCTTATACCTACATGAAGGGTGAGGCGGACATGATGCAACTGTACCAACAAAGGTTTAATGAAGCTTTGCAGTTACTTAAAATTGAAGCAGAAGGTCGCGCAACAACAGATGAGTATAGGGATGGTACAATCAGGATGGGTGTGGCCTAGTGTTTGATCTTGATTCAGGCGTGGGAAGTGTAACCGTAACAACAAGCGTTAACGGCAACCTTGGTCCTAGTCACTGGGCCGAAAGAGCGGCTGACACAATAGTTTCGGTTGGAAGTAATTCACATCCTACTATTGCTGAACAGGCTAAAGCGTTTAAATCATATATACATAAAGCTGTGCAATATTACATATGGGAAGCGGTTAAAGAGGACCGCTCCAAGGTCATTACCCTGTTGAGGTCAGCAGGTCATAATGATTTGGCTAACTCGGTGGAGAAACTCTAATGGCTATATCTCAGGCAATGTGTACCTCGTTTAAAAAGGAGTTGTTAGAAGCAAAGCACAACTTCCTCAACTCCGGTGGTAACACTTTTAAAATTGCTCTGTACACGAGTAGTGCTTCACTAGGTGCCAGCACAACAGCGTATACGACAAGCAATGAAATAAGCGGAACAAACTATTCTGCTAAAGGAAACACGCTAACAAGGGTAGACCCCTCAACTAGTGGAACAACAGCCCTTACCGACTTTGCAGACACTTCGTGGTCTACTGCAACGTTTACGGCTAGGGGCGCACTAATCTTTAATGAAGACACTAGTGGTGATACGTCTGTGCTTGTCTTGGATTTTGGTGCAGATAAAACCGCTACTGCTGGAACTTTTACAATTGCTTTTCCTGCAGCAGATGCGAGTAACGCAATTATTCGCATAGCCTAAGATGGCAAACGTAACAGGCTGGGGTCGGTCTACATGGGACTCCGGCACTTGGGGTGAAGCTGTACCTGTTGAAGAAACAGGTGTAGCCGGTACGGGTGCAGTTGGTTCTGTAACAGTAACGGGCGATGCTAATGTTACTGAAACAGGATTGGCAGGAACTGGTGCGGTAGGAAGTGTAACCGTAACAGGAACAGCAAGTGTTGCTCCTACGGGCATAGCAGCAACGGGAGCGGTAGGAAGTGTAACAGTAACTGGGACAGCAAATGTTTCAGTTACTGGATTGGCCGGAACTAGCGCATTAAGTTCAGTAACAGTTACGGCAGATGCAAACATTACAGTTACTGGGTTAACAGCCACGGGGGCTGTAAGCTCGGTAACAGCAACTGGCGGGACCGGGGTAACAGTAAGTGCTACTGGCGTAGTAGGTACTGCGGGAATACAAAGTGTAAATGTATGGGGATTAATAGATGACTCACAGACACCAAACTGGGCAGCGGTTAGCGACTCGCAGACTCCTGGCTGGTCGGGTGTTTCTGACTCACAAACCCCTAGCTGGTCAGAAGTTTCGGATTCACAAAGCCCTAGCTGGTCTGGTGTCAGTGACACACAGTCGCCAAGCTGGGAAGTTATAAAGACATAACCATAGGAAATAAGCATGGGAACTTATGTAAACAATCTGAGGCTGTTGGAGATTGCAACAGGTGGCGAAGACGGTACCTGGGGCACTAAAACCAACACAAACCTTGAGCTTATTGCCGATGCTTTTGGTTCTGGGACAGAAGCGATCACAACGAACGCTGATACCCACACAACGACTATTGCAGATGGTGCGGCTGATGAAGGCCGAGCACTTTTCCTTAAGTACACAGGAACACTCGACTCTGCTTGCACAATTACCATTGCACCTAACACGGTTAACAAGCTGTGGTTTATTGAGAACGCTACGAGCGGATCTCAAAACATCATTATTAGTCAGGGTTCTGGTGCTAACATTACGATTGGTAACGGTAAGGTTGCCGCAGTCTATACGGACGGTGCAGGTGGTGGTGCTGCGGTATTAGATGCGTTTGCTGACCTAGAGCTTAGTAGCACACTCACTGTGGCTGGCAATGTAGACTTTAACGGCGATTTAGATGTAGACGGTACAACAAACCTAGATGTGGTAGACATTGACGGTGCCGTAGACATGGCATCTACGCTACAAGTGGACGGTGCAATTACAGGGTCTAGCACCATTCAGGGAACAACGATTACAGCTACCACAGCGTTTGTGCCCGATGCGTCAGATGGCGCTGCTTTGGGTACAGCTTCATTAGAGTTTAGTGATCTGTTCTTGGCAGATGAAGCGGTAATATCATTCGGT